CAGGAACTCCTAGAGGCAATGGCGCAGCAAGCTTAGCGTAGCGAGCAGCTACACCTATGAGAGTCTCAGCAGCGTCGCCGCTTTCTACAAGAGCCCTCGATACCCTGCTGTTGAATGTAGCGATCACTTGAGGAGCAGTCGCTAGCTTCGTCCCCTTGAGAACGAGCTCGTTCTCCATTAAGCTCCCCAGGCCGGTACTAAAGAAGCTGATAACGTCTTTTGCAGCAACCAGGGCTCGAATGACAGCCCCACGAGCGGCATACTCGCCGAGTCCTTCCAAAGCAAAACTTGTAGCAGCTGCTGGCGATACAGACCACGACTCTACGGGGGCCCCCCAGGCTGCTCGTTGTCGAGCCCCGAGCCTGCCTGTCTTCTCTACGCCACCCTGGACTCCACGGTAGACAGTGAGAAGAGACGAAGCTGTGTAACCTAGAGTCTGTAGCTCGCTTAACGTTACCTCGCTCATAGCCGTCAGAGCTCGAGCAAGCTTACTAATGGCAGTCTCAGAGAGCGACTTGCGGAGACTAGGAATGCTAACTTCCTCTGCGTACTCCTCGGGTACCACGTTGAGGAAGATGTCCTTATGAAGTCTAGTAAGATCACGCTCTCCACGACGTCCAAGAGGAATGTCGAACGCCCTAGAAGCCGCAAGGTGCAGAGGAGCGAGCGGTTGCTGCCTAAAACCGTAACCCCACGAATACTCCAGCTCATCTAGGTACTTCTTAGATACCTTAGCCCTCTCAGCAACTTGTTTAAAGAGACGGTCCTGCAGAGCATAGCCGGCTTTCGAGTCTGCTAACGCTGCATTCATGTAGCGGAGTATTCGCTCTTCGTGAGCCGGGAAGAGTTGCTCCATACACTCTTCTATGTCATACGTTGCTGGGCCAAACACCATAGACTTGGCTGGTGCAGCAAGCTTAGCATAGCGAGTACCAGAGGTCGCCAGAGCTAACGGCTTAGTAGCCTCAGCTATGTCCTTGGCACTCTCACGCATGGCCTTCCAACCACCGCCGATTATGCCCTCCAGCTCTTCGAGACGCTCATCGAGGGTTGGCACATAACTCCAGGAGAATATTCCCTCTGTCTGCTCTGTAAGTAACTTCACCGTTTTAGCTACATCTTGAAGTACAGAAGCTTTTAGGGTCTCCGGCGGGAAGGCCTCAAAGAAGCCCTTACGTAGCATAGCAGGAGTGACGCCTCCATAGACGTCACGTGGAGAGAAAGCCGCGTACGGAGCTAGTTCTTTCCCCCGGAGAGACTCCAAGGCCTGACGCAACGCCGGCGAGCCCGGACGGAGAGAGGAGCCGGCGAAGGCATAGGCTATGTACTCAGAAGCCCCCTTAGCAATCTCCTCCCACAACGCCTTGCGCCCAGCCAACTCCCCTACGGTAAAAGCACCTGGCCCGCGCCCCGCCCAACTCCCGACACCCACCCCCCTACCCCGCTCCGCTGCCCGCCACCGGGCAGCAATCTCGCCATGGAGGCTACTCCTGAGGTACCCCAGCCCTAGCAGGTCAGGCGCCGTTGCAGCAAGGTCTTGAAGTGCGTGGACGACCTCATGCCAAAAGGTTGTAGCTAGCTCCCCCGCATACTGCCTCGTTTGCCCCTCAAGCTGTGTCAGGTAAATATCCCGTGTACCAGTGTACAGGCCCATGTATTGCTCAGTTGTTGCCCCTAGTATGCCAACACGTCCAAAGAACATCGGCCGCAGAGCCGACTCTAGAGCTACAGTTATTCCGTGCACATAAGATGCAAGGGGCTCTATTAGTCGAGCCTCCTTTCGCACAGCGTCGCCGAGGCTCACCATCATCTGGACCAAATCAGCCGTCGGGGGTGCCTGGACCTTAGCAGCTCCCACTATAGGCATGCCGGGCACGAGGCCAGCTCCAGCTAGCTGCAACTTCTCCCTCGTAGTGAGCATTTCCCAGGTCTTAGCCCAGGTCACCCCAGGAGCTAGAGCCTTCATCTCACGCTCGAAGGCTAGCAAGTCTACAATGTCTCGTCGGGCCCTTCGTGCATCCGCCGAAATAGCCTCGAAAGTGCCCTTAGAGTGCGTAACTATGGAGGCAAAGCTGTCCATCACGCCGGCAGCGAGGTCGTCCATGATAGAGTGACCAGCGATGTCGTCGTAAGCTTTTTGGGCAGAAGCTGTAAGGCTGTCAAAGACTGTAGCACCGGCTGCACTCATTGCACTGTAGAGTTCTCGCAGCTTGCCAGTTAAGTCCTGGACATGCACCCCGACCTCGTCGAGCCGGCCCATGTAATAACTTAGCCGACGCGTCTGACTTGTAATAGCGGCATTAGTCAGTTCGTACTGTGCCCCAAGGGACCGCTCTGCAGCCTCGAGACGCAGAGCTGCCTCAGTGGAGCCCTTCAGAGCTTGGTCGAGGTCTTGACGAACTCTACGTGCCGTCTGAACGGCTTCCTCACCTTGAACCTGTAAGTCGAATATGTAGTCTGTCGTATACTCAGGCATTGCCCACCGTCCTGCACAGGGGTATGCGACCTTTGGGTAATTCCCGCGGGTCTACTGCATGGATTCTATGATGCCTATGAACTTTGTTGTCAGCCGAGACACGAACCGACGCTCACCAAGACCTTCAGGCCACATCGGACGAGCGGGAATATGTCCCGTGCCCTCCTGGTGCCATCCGAATCTCGGATCGTCGGAACCGATACGAACAGAGCGATCCCCGCCAGACTCCTGAATGTCAAGAATCTGACGAGGATCGTCTGAGTTGATTAGTGAACTTTCCAGCGTACCTTCGCGTACAAGGATAGGGTGAGCGCCACCATATCCCAGACGTACACGCTCTTTGACAGTTGCGACAGCAAGCGGAGCCCACGGCAAGCCGCTCGTGTCCTCAGCCTCAAAGGCCTCTTCAATCGTCCGATGGACAAGGTCGATAGCCGCATTCTGGAAGGCCTCACCAACATTCTCAAGCAGGGACATGAACTTATCCCACGTGTCCCTGTACATACTATCGTCGGCGACTGTAAGACGCAGGCCTATACTCATGTTCGCCCCCTCCTTAGAGTCTTCGTGACTACTTCCGCTCCCTCAGGAGGAGGATTGAGCATGTCCTCTAACTTCCCTCGTAGCCATGCAATCATCATGAGATCTTCCATTAGGGACTCCGGCTGATCGAGCAGCCCTCCTTCGCACGGCAGGAAGCGCCACTCCATGCTTTCCATCATGAGCCAGGTCTTCCAGGCAAGCTCGAGGTCATGTATCTCCCAGTCGCCCTCCTCGTCCTGCTGGACCTTACGCTCGCGGTTCTGGAGCCAAGCAGTTAGACGACGCCTAAGTTCGTCTCGGTGCTCGGCTCCTTCCCTTCCCCCGCAGGCGCCCGAGGCGCCCAGTGAGGATTGACGTGCAGAGCCGCCTCTTCCCATAGATAGGCAAGAGCGTCAGGCAAGGCCATGAACTGCTCCAGCGTGAGCGGGAGCTGTAACTTTGCAGGCTTGTTGAGGTCTGTGTTCTCGATCTTCAACACTGCAGCTATACATGCTGGGTACGTCAGCGTAGCAATTGCTCGTTCAATGATATTGGGCGGTTGGTCTGGGTGTTCTTCCTCAGCCTTCCTGAATGCCCGGAACTGCTCGCCCAATATCGTTGACCTCAGCACTCCCGCACGGACGTCCGCTTGACGGACGGTTATTGCGACGTCATAGTCGTCATCTTTGTAGTGAAACTGTTCTTGACGCATGTTGGTCCCCCTTTTGCATTAGCTGGCGCGTCGCACGTGCGTTACGCGTATTCGTACTCGACAATGATCTTGGCACCATCACCCGGCGCTACAACGAACGTGATCACGTTGTCTGCGAGCGTGTAATCTGTCTCGTTCTCCGCGATCACACCGTCAACAGCAACCTGCACGACATCCACACCAGTTGGCGTGTTCGACAGGGTGAAGTCGACCTGCGCGTCATCACCCAGGAACGCATCGAGCATGAACTTGCCCAGAGTGATGATCATCAGATAGGACGACTTGGTGAACCCGTTGACCAGCTCGGTGAATAGCTGACCGAGTTCGTCCACGGTGGCGTCGTTGGCGGTGACAGCATACGTGAACAGCCCGACAGTAGCGTCTTCCATGGTTGCTGGGCGCATTGAAGCGAGCGCGTTCAAGCAGACGTACGTCTGCCAGACTTGCTGGCCGAAATAAATGCTCCCATCCTCGCTGTCGATCGCTTGACGGCTTCCCCACAGTACCACGGCGTGCTCGAGTCCTTGCTTGTCTGTAGCCATGCCCAGCTTGCGGCGATAGATCGGCGACCCGAACATCTTAGTACTGGTAACCATCGCGATCACCTGACTGTTAGTCTTGGACACGCGCAACTCACCGGTTGGCGTCTCCGTCGGGGGCAGGTTAAACGTATAGTAAGCCCGGTCGTCTCCACGAGCCACTACGCGCTGGGGATCAGGCACATTGAGCGTCAATGCCTGAGCGCCACCAATCTGCAGTCCGCTATATGCTACACCTATTGGCTGACCCGCAGGGACTGCAAGCACTCCATCATCGTCTCTGAGGGCCACACGTACATGTCGAAGGCCAATGCCAGTCGTTACTTCGTTACGAGCCATGTTTTACCTCCATGTTGAAATATGTTTGTGAGCTACACCGCCTAACTGCTCCACTTCCCTACTTATTACATACTTACCTCCTCGACGGCTACACGGGCGCTATACTCGAGAGCTTCGTACTCGATCGCATAGTACCTATCCCACCGATGCCCCGTGCGTCCAATGTACTCTAAGCTCAGCATCCCCACCAGGTTGTTACTGAACTCTGCGAGTACTCGCTTAAGCTCATCGCGTACAACGCGCAGGTTCCTGTATCCCCGACCTCGGTCATACACACGGACAAAGACGTGCTGTAGTGTAACCTCAGCTACCCGAGTCCTGTCCTCTCCAGCATCCTGAACGATAACGCAGAGAGCCTTGTCTGTCACTCCAGCATCTCGCCGTGTCTGCACAAGGGCATTTAAGGTGTCAGGGGTTACTTCTCCCGACTCAAACACAGACTCGATCCCAGCAACAAGCATCGCACGAAGAGCTTCCGCTTTGGGGCTGTTGCGAAAGAAGAGCCACAAACATTCCGTTGCATCTCGACCAGCCATCTATTGTCTCTCCTCAGCGATAGCTTCCTGCTTATATACATACCGAGCACTATACGACACAGTAAACACACGCTGCTCAGTCCCGGCTTGCTGTAATGCTCTTAGCTCGTCCTGGTTCTTCATCGGTTGAGTACCCTGGGGCGCTAGCACTACCCAAGCATAGCGCGCAACTGGTGCTTCGCCGGCTGCCGCAGCAAACAGTATGAGTGGCACGCCCCGCGACCCCTGTGGATGAATCGTTCCGACGAACGAGAATGCTCTTTCCGGATCGTCGAACGTCTCGCCACGCCGATACACAGTAATCGTCCAGGGGTCCTCATCGATGATGCGTTGTACGTCCAAGGCTCGAAAGTCCATCCTACACCGCCGCTACTGGACCTGTATACTTGTCGACACACTTAGCTCGAAGCCCCGCTGCAACATTAGCAGCATTCGCAGGGATACGACTACGAGTGACCTGAGTCAGCCCCTCACTGTAGTCGGGTAAAATTGCAGCTGCAACCCGCTTCGACTCCACAAGCTCAGCAATGACCAAGTCTCGAACAATCTCGAGATCGACGACTGGGATTGTAGAGTACTCAAACGTCTCTGCGTCGCCAGACAACTCGTGCATAGCTAAGTACTTTACAAGAACCGGAATGCCTGTCTGTGCTGGCGTTGGATGAAGCACGATGTACCGGTTCTCGACTGTGTAAGAGCCTGATACGTGCCTCACGTGCTCGCTCCGTTTGATAGTCTCGATCACTCTGTGCGAGATTAGGTCGTATATGTAGTCTCGCATCACAGTCCGCTGCAGATCAATATCCCCAGCAGACGAGAGAGCAAGGGTGAGCTCTCCGTTAGGCCAGTACTCACAGTCGCGCACAGCAATGCAACCAGAAGGCAGTTCGTACGAGGCACTCTGCGCTATTGTCTCGAAGCTATATACTCGAACGTAAGGATTGTAGCGACTGTAGAACGCTACTGCCTTAGCGATACGTCGCCTGAGCTTAACCTCCTCGACAGTCTCAACGTCGTACTGGTCTGTTACAGCTTCGACAATTTCACTGACCCTCACGCTGCCACCTCCTTCCACTCTTCGTAAAACTTATTCTGACGTTGCTGACGAGCCATAGTCTTCGAGTGAAGTAGTAGAAAGTCCTGGGGAGCTCTTAGGACCTCTCGAGCTCCAACAACGCTCTCGTGGATCGTCCCGACGTACCGTAAGTAGCAGCGAAAGAGCCTTGTATGCCACTCGTACTCGCGCCCAGCAAGTGGCTGGCCATCAAGCAAGTTGAACCGGCGAACTTGTACTGCATCGTAGTGAGCACTCATGGAAGAAGTTACAAAGTTCGCTATCCACTCTAGCAGGTACCGAGAAGGCGTCTCGTCTGTATCAATCTGTAACGCCCACGACGTCTGTACAAGCGAGAGGCCATAGTTGCGTGCTGCAGCAAAGTTGTAAGCTAGAGGCTTTGTAACAACCAAAGCTCCTGCCTGCTGAGCTAGCTCAATACTTGCGTCAGTACTGCCCGTATCAACAACGATCATCTGGTTAACCCAAGGCCTAACAGTCTCTAACAGTGGCACGATCAGAGCTTCTTCGTCCTTCATCAACATGACCAAACTTATGTCGTTCATTTGGCGTCGCTCCGCGAGCCCTCGCTATCTGTTAAGGGCCTCCAAGTCCCATCAACAACCCGACCTCTTGGCCGGCGGACAACAACCCCTCGTACACCTGTGTCGAGTCCATGAATCGAGGCGTACATGTACTGGTGGCCTTGACCGTAGTACTTTGCCTCGTAGTCGTATATGCGAAGAAGATCTTCCCAGTACCCTAGTCGATGTAACTCTGCATCAGCTGAGAACGGTTTCGGGTAATACACGGTCGGCACCGAAAAGAGCCGGACTGGAGCGATGTCCAGCATCGCTCTCAGGACCATCGCAATTTCCGGTATACGCAGGTCCTGAAACACATTGTGACTCACTACGAGATCGCCTCGTACTCCGACACGATCTGCTTGCCCCAGAGAGGTAGCTTCATGAAGCACAGGGGTCACCCCAGCATCACGCAACTTCTGTGCCATTGCAGGCAATCTCCCAGGAGCCACGATGCCAACGACCTCGTATCCGCGGTTGCACAGGGTAGTGTAGAGAATTCCCTCTCCAACCCCGATATCTATAACCTTTGCGGGCGGAGGAATAAGAGTCTTAATCATCTGGAAGAACATCTCGTGGAAGAGCCCGGCCCTGTTCTGTACCGTCTCAGCAACTTCGATCGGCTCTCGGCGAGCCTGACTTGGATCGATAGCTTCGAGAATCCCCTTCAGGTGTACTGCTGCTTTCGCTGCCCCGTAGTTCTCAATGAACCACTTTGAGCAGCGTGCAGCCTTCGCGTAAGCAGCCTCCCGGTTGTGGTACATCCACTTCATGACCTCGATGACTGCGTCCCAGTCTGGAATTCTCCAAGAGCCGCCGAGTGGGCTGTTCTCCAAGTGATGCACAGGGATTGGCCAGTTATACTCGTCGTTGCACACTTCAGCCATCCCTGTGTTGTTCGACAAAATTGTTGGACAACCCGCAGCCATGGCCTCGCGTGGCGTCATCCCGAACCCCTCACCCTTAGACGGGTACAGGTAGACATCAACCGTCTTGCTAAGCCATGTCTTCACATGACTCGGCAACCAGTCTTCACTGATGATCTTTACTCTCTTGTCACTTATCGATGGCAACTGCCCCTGGCCCATACCACATATCTCGAGACGCGTCTTGAGTTGTAGCTCCACATCAGGATACCTGTTAGGCGGGAACGCCCTACAGAAGGCCTGAATCGTCTCAAGAGGAGCCTTTCGTCCCGACAACGTCCCATGCATGCCAAACACGAACTTCGGACGAGGCCGCTTCCGAGCCTTCTCATCTGCGTAATAGATTGGATTGATTGCAAGAGGTGCAACCTTGATAGGAGCTCGCACAAAGGACGAGAACACCCCTTTGCAGTACTCGCTAGGAACTAACAGCATGTCCACCACTGTGCAATCGTGCCTCCACTCAGGCATATTGTGTAGCGGATCGTCAGCCTCGTACATTGTCAGACCAATCTTGTATGGTGTAGGTAGCTTCTTAAACTCGCCTGGCGTAGCCATGCAAAGCCCGACTTTGATTGGCCCAGGGTGTGGAGTTTCGAGCCTGTTTACCGTCTCCTGTTGCAGCCCGTGCCGGCTAACGAACCAGCACGGCGTGATCTGAATAGCCACGCCCTGCCTCGCAAGCTCCAGCACCATGTTCTCGGCTGCTGTCGCGTACCCGTCACCCATTGAGAAAGGACTCATCCAGAACAGATAGAGTGCACCGTCTGGAGCCTTCCATAGGTGACCCTTAAGGTCCTCAGGAGATTTCAGTTCGACGGCTCTTGCACGCCACAGAGACAGGGCGACCTCGTAAGTTAAGTCGACCCACTCTCCAGGCTTGAGCTGAACTCCTGTATGGGCGTCGACTTGCACGACGCCTGTGATGTTACGCGCCCACACGTGGTCCCTCCATGTAGGTGGAGGAGTACTGCTCCTCCACCTAAATGCCATAAGCCTGGCTAGGCTGAGATCGACAGCGTGGAGAAGAGCTGCGGCACGACTAACCGCTTACCATATCGGGTGCGCACATTTCTCGACCATTTGTCTGTATTCAGGTACGCCCCAGGCAGAGTAGCATCGTTGTGTGGCAGGTACTCGGCATAGACCAGGGGCATTGGCGCCAACGGGATGTACGGGGCGTAGACATAGCCCGTATCCGTCTGCGTCCGAGGATACACACCCATGATAGCGCGGTTGGTGTTGATCATTGGGGTGAGATACACATCCCAGAAGCCCTCGATGCGACCGACGAGCTCGACGCCCATCTTGAAGGGCTCGTCACCTGTGTTGCGCGGTTCGGGCCGGAAGTCCTGCATCTTGCGCATGAACTTCACGAAGTTGCGCCCACCAATGACCCACTCGCCAGAGCGCCAGCGCTGACCGTAGATCAAGTCCTCTGCATCAATCAACGCGTGGCCGAGGGTCTCGTAGTGATCTTTGTCACTGATACCAGCGGGAACGGTCCAGTGCCAGTTGACGTTGCCGGCAGACGCCCACAGGAGAATCTCGGACAAAATGCGCTGGTCGATCTCGCGTAGAATCTCCATGCCCATTTGCTGAACGAGCTCGGATTCGACGTCGATACCGAGCGCGCCACGAGCGTCTTCCTGCACTTCCGTTGACCACACGGCACCCAAAATGTCCTTGATGGCTTCACAGGTTGTTGAGGTGATAACCATCTTCACTTTCTTCGGGACAGCGTTCTCTTCGCTGATTGCATAGTCACTGTCCATGATGGTGAGACTCTCACCAGTATCCTCGCGCTGGAAGTCCTGGTAGAAGATCCTGGCTACACCACCAGACGAGAGTGGCATTGGCTGTATAGAAGCAACCTTGTTGGCGATCAGCTGCGGGTACACCTGCCGAATGATTGGCAGTGCATACTTCTGAGGCAGAGCAATGTCCGTCTTCAGAGTAGCCTCCGTAGCAAACCCACTACTGACTGCCTGCTGGTTCTCGAACAGGAGTGCCATAGCCTCCCACAGCTTCTCAGGAATAGGAGTCAACTTCTGCTGCTTCGTCCCTTCGAGGAGCCATGCCCACTTACTTACGAGCGCCCTAGCATATCGCCGGCGATCGTCAATATAGTCCTGATACGTTGTCCCCTCCTCAAGGACAACATATGGAGATGTCTTGCGATCTTGCTTACCCATGTTGTTTTCCCTCCATTGATATGTTCTTGTTCTTGTGGTTACAACCAGTAGGCCTAGCGAGAGAGGCTCAGAATCGTCCTCTTCTCCTCATCGAGGGCATCGCCATCGATGCCGCCCCCGGCCGGGGTGCCTGCACTCTCCTCAACGATGTGTGTCTGGCCTTTCCCGACCACCTGGTCGCTTGGCTTGTTGCCCAGCAGAAGAGCAATCGCTTTCGTCTTAATGTCAGGTAGAAGCTTTGCGATGTCTGCCTCTTCCTTGACGACCTTTGCCAGCTCTTCGGCAACGATGCGGCTTACACCGAACTGGGCTGCCTCGACGACCTTCAGTCCGAGCTGGAGCTGCCCAGACTGCACCGTGGCTGCATCGAGCTTCACCGTGAGCGTGCCCTTCTCTTCGGTGAGCGTCTTCACCTGTGCTTCCAGCTCCGTCACACGGCCTGCCAGCTTAGGATCTTGAGCCGGAAGAACATCCTTGAGAGAAGCCGCATATTCTTCAAGGAGGTCCTTCCGATTCTCGAGCAAACTCTTGAGATCGATATCCTTCCATTCCATGTCTGTTACCTCCCTTGTAGAGTATTCATCCGACCATGTTGGGGCTTCCTCAAGAACCTCGCGGACGCCCGCCCCGTCAATCCCTGCTTCGTCCGCTAAGTCGATGCCAACGATAACAGCATCGATCATCTCCTCAACGTCCCGGCCGTCCATCTTTCGCTTGCGGCTGCGGTAGGTAGCGGCCCGAATCGAAGAGGCTGTCATCACCTCTGTCTTCAAGAGTACTATAACGTCCTTGCCCTCTGTGGTAGGAGCAATAAACGCTTCGTACCAGACCTCATTGCCCTTACGCCAGAGAGGCTTTGCAACTTTACCAACTGGTAAGCTAGTCGAGAGCTGCCCCTCTGGCGGAATAGCCTTACCGTGACGGCTATACACGGTCACCGTGCCACCCTCAGCCATGAACACGTTCGTTGCAGCCATGCAGCGGTCGTTGAAGGCCTTCGAGTAGTACCGACCGTGGCCGTGCTGACTGATAACTTCGTCAACAAGAGCAACTCCACGTATGCGTGCACCTTTGTCGGTCTCCTCTACAACCGTGATGGGTGACGTCGACAGAGCAATCTCTTCGGCACCTGCAGACTGGTGTGCTTCGATAGGGACATACTCCTTCTTCACCTTCACAGGCTCGCCGCTCAACTCAACCTCGTCAATAGCAGCATACTTGAAGGCCCACAGCTCGCCAGCTTGCTGGAAGACAACACTGTTAACATACACTGCTTCGATGTAGGGGCGAACCCGCTCGACCTGCACGGGCTGCACAGTGTTCCCAAAGCCCATGTCAACTTCGTAGTGGTCTAAGAGTAGCTCGCGGAGCTGCTCTCTGATCTCTTCATGGCTAAGCTCCTCAGAGACCTGCTCCTCCTTAGTACCCTTATGCCACTTGCCGTCGTCGCCGCGACGGTACCCAGCCTTGCGCAGGGCCTTACCCATCACCGAGTATGCCCCTCGATATGCTCTACCCTCGTCGTGGGACTTATTATATATCGAGTTGAACACCTCGATGAACTGGTCAACGAAGTTCTGAGGAATACCTCTTCCCTTCAGCCGGTCCGGAACAGATCCCTTGCTAAATGGCATACTAGCCTCCCTTTATCTGACCGCCTGTCTGAGTTTCAATACGTGTCAATCTCTGTACGACCTCCAAGCGAAAAGCAGCTAGTACAGCTCCATCAGCCTCTTGTCGGGTTCTAGTGCCAAGCTCAAGATCCTTAATCTGCGCTGCCAGGTCCCTAAGCCCATTAGTAACTAGCGTCTCGTGAGCTGCCAGCTTGTCCCGCACGTTTGAGGTCTCCCTGTTAACATACACGTAGCACCCGAGGATCGCAATGAACAGAGTCACTACAACACCGACCTCAATGAATGGCTGGAACATCCGTGCCTCCTGGCTCTTGCGGCTTCGGTTGTTGCTGCAAGCGTTCTCTGATTCCCTGCCACTCCGATGGTGGCATTCCTAGATGCCTAATAGCAATGTACTCTTTGTCAACGACACCCATCGGCAAATACTTCTCGTCGGCGTCAGCGTAGTTCTTCTGCGCAACGCTGTCGTCCACGATGTCACTCCACACAGGCATAGGCCACTGGATCTGAAACCCGACGCGCTCAGGATCGTACCCCTGAAGAGCTAATTGTAAATAGATGAGGTGGACAAGACTCTGACCAGCAACCTCTTGGATCCTGCACAGGAAGCGTGCATACCTACGATCTTCCTGTGTCAGTGTCGCTTTCGCATTGATGTCCTCCTCGAGCCCCAAGTACGCCTTGGGTGTGCGAACAGCCATCAGGAGCTTACTTCTGTAATAGTCAAC